CCACGATAAACCCCGGTCTGGCCTACGTGGCTGTGGCATGGCAGTTGGCCGCCGAAGTTATCGTGCCTCTAAACCGGGTAGCCGGGAACAGCACCGGAGTCCGGGCGCAGCTTATGTTCTTCCTCGACGATCTGATTCCCAAGTTGTTCGACAAACCATTGCTGAGTGACAGGCCCGACCGAAGCCTCATTGCGTGGCATTGATATTATTGGCGCGTAGAGCTGGAAACAACCAGAGTTGGATTCAGAAGCGGGAGAAAGCGCCCCAAGCGAGATCAGGCAAAGTCCGAGTGAGTCCGCGATTCGGCGCGTATGAATGCTGCGATTCTATCCGATCACGAAGCTTAGGTCTGGTCTTTAGTCGCGGTGCAAATCCTTGATCTGCTGTTTGAGCGCCCGCGGCTCACCACGAGCCGCCAACGCGCTGAGCACCAATTGCTCGGCTGCCTCTCGCCTCTTTCGTCGTTCCGCGAAATATACCGACGCCGCGATCTCCCGCGGCGTCATTGCCCAGACTTCGGCGCGCGGATAGTTGGCGGCAATCAAGGCGTCAATGGCTTCGGCGACTTCGAAACCGGCGCCGTGGCGGATGGATCGGCGTCGAGAAGGCCGCCGAGCGCCGTCAACTTGCCGACGAAAGGGCCGAGGCCTGCCGGCAGAGTGAGCCGAAGGATCGCTGCAATCAGATCGGCCTGGATGTCGATGGCGAGCCGCCCTGCCACCGACTCAGCTTTCTCGTCGCCCGGGTAGCCGCAGCCGGCCGCTATAATGGCGGCGACTGCGTCGCCACCCATCGCCATCAGCTCTTCGGCCCCCACCTCTTGTCCGCTCATAAACTTGCGGAGCTCAGGAAAACGGACGAGCAGGTTCGCAAGGCCCTTTGCGGAAACGCCGTGCACGGCGACAGGCGTACCCTGCACGTCAATGGTTTCGATCTTTGGCGCAATGTCGATAAGGCCAACCATAGGAAAGTCCTTCGCTGGATTTGATTGATCGTGCGGCGGCAGCTTCGACCGCACTGTCATGAAGGCCCGGCGGCTTCCTCACGTACCGTCCACGTGCCGAACTTGCCCTGCTCGTTAGCAAGCGCCTCGCCTTCGATCTCGATGTTGCCCCACTCGTCCGAAATCGGGTTCAAGCTCTTGCCCGGCTTGAACACCACCCTGAAAAGATCGATGTCCATCTGCGGACCGATCTCGTTGGTGCCCTCATATTTCAGCGCGCCTTCGAAAGAGTTGCGCGAGAAGATATCGATCACCGCATTGCCGGCGCTGTCCGTCTCGACATCGCCGAGGAGCGCCATCGCCAGGTTGTCGGCCGTCCACTCGTCCATGACTATGGTCACGGTCAACTTCTTCTCCGTGACGACTTCCTTGTCCTTCTTTTTGACGCCCTCGCGCGACGAAAAGTGCTCAAGCGTCGTGACATCCGGCGTCGTCTCAAGCGAGCCGACGTTGCCGAGATCACGGAACGTCGTCTGGCCGACTGCCTTAAAGCTGATCTTGCCTTTGCCGACGTAGTAATTGTCCGTTGACGGAGAGAGGGGCATCGAGAGACTCCAAATCAGGATGGGCAATCAAAGCTGCTCAGGGCGCAGTACATAGGCGAACGAGAACTGCACACTCATAGAGCCTTCCATGGAGCGGCCGTGGCCGAGATGCGTGCTGCAGCCGGCGTAACGCACATAACCGTTCGAACCAGCGAGCTCGTTGAGTTGCCGGTCGGTGAGAACGGTCTTGATAAGCTTGGCGCGCAGGGTATTTAGCGCGCTGCCGACTCGCTCCGGTTTCGCGCCTAGGAGGATCAACACCTCCGGCGACATCTCAATGATGTTGGGCGCGCGCCCGGGATGCTCGCTCGAATGCTCGGCCATACTTTCATCGGCGTCGAAGATCGCGATCGCCGGGCGCGCGCGCTCGGAGATTTCATCGTGGTTGCGAACCGCGGTGGCGACGCCTTCCAGCCCAGCGGCGATCTGCACGAGCCGCTGCAGGATCGCCTCGCGCTTGTCCATCACTCGTCCTGCATCAGGATGAGGCGAAGCTCGCCGGAGTTCTCGATGATGCTCTTGATCCGCCAGACCACAACATCGAGGGTCAGCTGGCCGTCGACGAGGTCGGCTAGCTTAATGCCGTGCAGAACGAGCGTGCTGCGGCGCACGTCAACGGCCGGCCGGATGGTCTGCACACCAATCAGGCCCCCTTCCTCGACGGAGATGCCCTTGGTGTTGTCGATCACCTCAAGCTCGTAGCTTGCCGGCCCGATCGTGAGCACCGCCGGCTTGCCGAAGGTGTCATAGACCGGGCCCAGCACCGCGGCGTCGAAGTTGATCCTGGCCACGACTCAGTTGCTGGTATGGATTTTGATGGCGAGCCGCGGACGCTTGTTGACCGGCAGCGGTGAAGCCTCAGTCTTGACATCGATCGCGCTGCCGTCCTGCCGCGCGAGTTGTCGCGCATAGATCGGCAGTCCCACCGTGTTGACGGTCTCGATCAGGTTGGCGGGCGCGCCATAGGTCACGAAGGTATCCATCGTGCCGAGCGGAAACGCGATGCCTTCGCCCGCTGGGATTAGCGTCTCGGTCGCCCCGGTCGAAAGCGTGACGGTGGCGTTGTACTCCTCGAACACAATCCCGGCGAACGGGAAGCGCCGCCGGGTGTCTTCGCGCAGCGGCTGCGCCCCGGTCGCGCTGAAGTATTTGTACGCCTCCTCCACCTTGGCGTGGCCGATCAGCTTGTCGAAGAAGCCGGGGCTTACGAGCGCTAACACTCCGGTCATCGTCTCGCCCTTGAGCTCGACCTCGATGTCGCGCAGAGCTTCCCGGCATTTCGTCTGCACGTTCGTGTTGGCGGTCCCTAGCACGAAGTCGACCGATTGCTGCGTAAGCCCGAATTCGTCGAAGTAATCGTAGAGCGCGACGCCGGCGCCGTCCTTGACGATGCCGCGCAGAGCGTTGATCTCCATGTACTCACGTGTCTGCGCGTGCTTGGCGCGCATGCGCGTGAGCTTGCGCTCCATGACCGTGGCGAGCGGGTCGGCGGCATCGGCGACCCCGAAGCCGCGAACACCCTGGATGTCCTGCGGCGTAATCACGTCGTCATGGGGAATCCACGGCACCGTGAACGAGCGCATCGAGCGCAGGTCGCGGTTGGCGACGGTGGCCGGGCCGCCGAGGGGGACCGCTGGCAAGAGGTTCAGCACACCCTCGGCCTGTTCGATGATAACGCTACGCTGGGTGACGCCCTCGAAGCGGAAGAGGCCGAGCTCGCCGAGCCGCGTGTAGATGTTGGGCAGAATGTTGATGGCGGTGGTCATCTCGGCGAGCGTGTAGCCGCCCGCGTCGAACGGATTGATCATCGGGGCCAAGGGAGTCTCCTAAAAATTCAGCCCCGACAATCGGTCGGGGCCCGGGTGAAGTGGAGCGGGTTACTGTTGGTCGATCAGGCGGTGTCGCGCGGGACGAGTCCGGCGGCTGCAAGCTCGGCTTGCTTGGCGATCTTTTTGGCGCCGTTGTTTACAGACGCATCGAACGCCAGGATTGCCTTGGACAGGATCACTGGACCGCGTGCGACGATGAGCCCGGTCTTGTCCGCCGCTGTCGCATCGACGGGCTCGATTAGGACCGCGACCGCTTTCTCCGCGCCTTCATCGCCTTCGACTTCGGCGGCCGGCGAGAGCCGGTATTTGCCGGACGCGGTGATTTTGCCCAGCACGGAACCGATTGCGTATTTCGTCCCGGATTTCAGGGTCACGGTCTCGCGACAGTAGTCGCCGTTGAGCTCGTATTTGAGTAGGTCGCCGAGCGTTGGCGCCATTCGAAGAGTCGGCATGCGAGGTGCTCCTTGAGCAGTTAGGTACGGGCTGCGGCGGCGCGCTCCTTGGCGCGCCGCACGATTGGGCTTTCGCCAGCAGACGCTGTTGACGGGCCAGCAGCGATGACACTTGTTGCCTCGGCACGCGAAGCGAGCGTCTCGAGTATGGAACGGCGCAAGGCATCGGCCGAAATTCCCTTGCGCAGCGCGTCCGCGGCGTCGACCGTGACGCCAAGCCGAGCCGCCTGCGTGGCAAGTGCGGCGATCTCGGCAAACTCGGCCCGTAGCGGGTCGGACGGATCGGCCTCCAAAACCGGGGCTAGTTGTGGTGCCGGCGGTGCCGATAGAGCTTCGGGGCTCGGCACCGGAGTTTCAGGTGCCTGAGGTGCTTCGAGCGGCGGCTGCGGCTCCGTCCGCGAAGCTTCAGGAACAGGTGCACTTTTGGTCATGAATGGACTCCTCTTCGGATCTGTGAGCGTTCGGGTTGTCACGGCCTGCTGGTCGAGCTCAGCCGCCATGTCGGCGATCGCGGCATGAAGAGTGCCGACGCGGTCGGCGAGACCGGCGTGCACAGCGAGGTCGCCGCGATAGATTGCTGCGTTCGTGTCGCGTACCGCTTGCGACGTCAGGCCGCGGTTTTCAGCGACGAGGCCGACGAACTGTTCGTAAAGACGATCGATGTCCTGTTGGAGGGCGCCACGGGCCTGATCGGAGAGCGGCTGGTGCGAATTGCCATCGATCTTGCGGTCGCCGGCGAACACGAACGACCAGGCGAGGCCAGCCTTGGCGTCTGCGGCGCTTTCATCGATGTGAACCGCAACGACGCCGATCGAGCCGACCTCGCCGGTCTGGGTGACGTAAATCCGATCAGCGGCACTCGCGATCGCATAGGCGGCGGACAGCGTGCTCTCGCTCGCCACCGCCCAAAGCGGCTTATCACTCGTAGCCTGCAGCGCGGCGATACCCTGGACCAGATCGAACAATCCGCCGACTTCGCCGCCCGGCGAGTCGATTTCGAGGACGATCCCGCGCACCGCAGGGTCCTCGAACGCGGAGGCGATCGCGTCGCCGATCGCGCCATAGGAGGAAAGGCCGCTCGCTGCCGACAAGTACCCAGAGCGAGTCACGAGCGTGCCGATGATCGGCACCACGGCGATGCCGTCGGCGGTGATCGATGCTCCCAGTTCAAGCGCAGGATCGGCCGGGATGGCCGCAGTGCCGGCAAAGCGAGGGGCAAGCGCGCCAAGAATCACCTCGAGCTTGCCGCGCGCGATCATGAGCGGCGTCCCGAACACGCGGGATGCCACGAAAGGAAGATCGATCATTTCGTATGGTCCGCAACGTTCGTGTCAGACGGCGCACCGGGATCGGCCGGAAGATGTGGCTCGTTCGGCGGTAGCGCCGTCGCAAAACTTAGCCCCAGCCGCCTTTCGCGCGCGCGATCTGATGCAATTTCGGCATCGACCTGCTCTGCGTCGAAGCCTCGTTCGGCGAGCGCCTGGGTGCGGCTCTTGAGTCCTGCGCCAATCTGCTCGATCTCGGCGCGAGCATCTTTGAGTGGATCCACCCAGTCCCACTTCGGCGGCAGCCAAGTGCACGCGAGATATTCATGGCGGCGCTGCTGGTAGTCCGGGATATCAAGCACACCGGCGAGCACCGTCGTGTCCATCCAGCGCGCCCAGACCTGCCGGCACATCTGCCAGACCATCACCGCGTGCTGGTAAGCCTCGATGCGCCGGCGGAATTCAAGGAGCGCAAGGCGAGAGTTGGAATAGTTCGCCCGCAGCATGTCGTTCGAAAGATACGCATAGGGCACGCCAAGTGCGGCCGAGACCTGCAACAGCGTGCGGTATTGGAACGGCTCGTAGGTCTGCCCCGACTCCGCCGGGTTGGAGGTTTGCACCTCTTCGCCCGGCTCCAGCATGGTGATCTGCCCGGGCTGCAGATCGATGGTGCGCTCATCGTTCTCGTCGCGGCCTTCCACTGCATCGAGCGGCTCAGTGGGCGCCGGCGTGGTGATGAAGAGCGCGTGCATGGCCGCGACCTTTTTCCGATCGAGTTCGGCGTCGTCGTACTGATCGAGCAGGAACAGCTTGACGATGCTGGCGGCAAAGCGTGAGACGCCGCGCAGCTGCCCAGCATCGACCGGATCGATGATGTGCACGATCTCGGACGCGGGAATGCGCACGATTTCGCCAGTGAGCCCCGGGTCGGTCACGTCGCCCGGATGCCGGCGCAGGAAATGGTAAGCGACGCGGCGGCCGATCGCGTCGAATTCGATACTCTGGCGAATGATGTTGCCATTCGGCGCCAGCTCGTTGCGATAGAGCGGCAGAAGCTCCGACGGGATCATCTGCAGCTGGAGCGGGACGGTCAGTCCATCCTGCGGCCGGCGCGGGCGAAACCTAAAGAACACCTCTCCCGCAATGAACACCTCTCGCGCCGCGCGCCGCTGCTGGCCGTAAAAGTCCGTAAAGCCCTCAGCGTCCGCCTCGTCGGTCCAATCGAGCCAGAGCTTCTGGACTTGGCCCTTCAGGCCGGAGCCCGTGATCAATGAGGACGGCTTGATGCCGGCGCCGACCACGTTGCCGGCCCAGCTTTCGATCGCGTTGGCCGCATAGCCGTTGTTGCGCACGAGCCAGCGCGCCCGCGCGGTGGTGTCCGGGCCGGCAACGGCGATCAGCGTGTTGAGATGCGCGCGGCTCGGCTGAAACCCCTTGAGCCTGCGGTTCGAGAGCCCCGCATCGAAGCCGCCGATGAAGGCGCCGGCCCGGCGCCGTAATCGCTGCAGCGACCCGAGCACGGCGTCAGAGCCCTTTCGAAGCGGATGTAAGAATTCGCCGGCGACGTCCATCACTGCGGGCGAGTGCAATGCGGCGCTCCAAATCCGTGATTGCCGCTGCCATTTCGGCATCGGTGGCGTAGGTGACGCGCCTGCCGTCGATCTCGACTGTGCGAAGGCCGCGATAGCGCGCCGTGAGCAGGGCATCGCACTGCGCGGTCATGTCTTCGATCGTCATGGGTGGTTGTTCGTTTAGCTCAGGTAGCTTGACCGGAACACGCGCCGGCCGCGGCGAGCTGGCGCGCGGCGCACGACGCCAGCCACGTTCTCGACCAGGGTTGAATCCGGCGCGTCCTCATCTCGTTCTTCGGCAGCACCGACCTGCTGTTCGAGATCCTGCCACATGGTTTCGCTCCAGCGATCGGCGCCGACAAGCCAGACGGCGGCGCGCGCATAGACGCGGCAATCGAGCGCTTCATTGCGCTCGCGCAGCTTCTGCCATTCGAGTCGACTAAAGCCACGCTTGGTCTTGACCGTCACCAGCTGTTCGGCGACGAGTTGCTTGACCCATTCGGCATCAACGCCGCGTGGTAGATGGATGTAGCCCGCCGGGCATTTGGCACCAGCGGCGATTTCCTCATCAGTGCGCTTTGCGAGACGCAGAAAGCGGTATGTCTCGCTCTTGAAGGTCGCGACCGCGACCGTCCACAGTCGCGCCCCGCGACGAAGCCGCTTGCCGCCTTCATTCACATCGACGTGCGTCGGGCCCGCGACCGGCGCAGGCCGGTTGAAGCCATCGACACCCTTGATCGCCACGGCCTGCGCCGGGCCGGCGACCCTCGACCATGCATAGACCGCCGGCGCCTCGTAGCCGGTATCGATGGCGAGCTTGGCGAGCCTGAGCTGGGCACCGCTGGCATGCGGCCAGGTGCGGTCGAGCAATTCGGTCAGGCTTGACCAACTTTCTGCTCGATCGGGCCCGCCGTCGATCACGATGTGATCGATGAGCCAGCTCTCAAGTCCGCGGCCCCACGCCCAAATATCGATCTCGATGCGGTCTTTCTGGACGTCGGCACCGGCGGTCAAGAACAGCGCACCGCGCGGCACCATGCCAATCTGCCAGTCTTCGCGGCGCTCATAGAGGCGTTGCCAATCGGGCGCTTCGCCGCGTTCCTGCCAGGTCTCGCCCAGCAACGTGTTCTTCGCGGCCTTCAACGCCGCGTCGTTTCCCTGCGCCTGCTCCCATTCGCGCGCAATCGTCGCCCAGGACAGCCAGCCGACCGGTGAATACAGCCCCGAAATATGAAACCCGATGATGTGTGGGTTTGAGCACTCGCTCGTTGCGCGCCACTCGCCAGTGGCGAGCATGGCGGTCTTGTGGTGCTCGGCGATGCCACGATCGCAGGCCTCGCAAAGATATTCGGCCGTCTCTGGCTGGCCCTTCTCCCAGCGCAGCCGCTCGAAGCGAAGCCACTGCATCTGTGTGCAATATGGGCACGGCACGAAATACCGCTGCCGATCGCTTGCCTCGTATTCGCGCTCGATGCGCGAGAGGCCGTGGATGGTCGGCGTCGATACAAGCAAAATCTTCGCCCGGTGGCCGAACGTTCGCGTCCGCGCCTCGGCGAGCGCGATTGGGTCGCCTTCGCCCTCGACGTCGCCGTCATAGGCATCGACCTCGTCGAGGAACAACCAGCGTGCGGGCATCGAGCGCAAGCCGACCGCACTGTTGGCGCCGGTGAGCACGAGCTGGCCGCCGGCGAAGCGCTTGGCCAGCACCGTGTTGCCGGAGTCGCGCGAGCGTGCCGGCAGGATGAGCTCGCTTAACTCGGGGCATTCCTCAACGAGCGGCTCGATTCGTTGTTGCGACAACCGCTTGGCCAGATCGGTGGTAGGCTGCACCGCCAGAAAAGGCCCGGGCGCCTGGTGGATACAGTAGCCAATCCAGTTGTTACCGGCCTCGGTCGCGCCCACTTGCGCGGCCTTCATGAACACGATCCGCCGCGCCGGATGCGACGGCGACAGCGCATCCATGACCGCGCGCAAATACGGCGTGCGTGCCGTGCGATAACGGCCCGCCTCCGATGCCGCTCGCGAGGAAAGAATGCGATAGCGGTCCGACCATTCGGAGACCGTCAGCGTCGGATCTGGCGTAAGCCCGCGCGACCAGGCGCGAACGATGTCTGCCGCGCCGTCGTATCCTTCACCGGAGCTCGACGCGAATGTCCGAGAGCTCGGCAAGATGCTGTCGGACATGCTTGTCGAGAACCGTTTCCGTAAGATGCGCGTCGACGCCGAGCTCGGCCGCGATCAGGGCGGCGACGCGGGCCGGCCATTGCACCCATGAATCGCGCTCGCGCCGCGCCAACGTAAAAAC